CTAGATTCTACTGTTACATATGGCATGTTAAACACCCATCATTAATAGGATTGAGTCGGAGTGTATTCCGCCCACACACGACGCAACCACTAGCAACAGTATTTTCCAGAAATGTTCTGGTAATTTTCCGTCGGCAGTCAAATTGACCTTCATACTTATTCCATATCTTTACAAAGAACTGTGCCAACTACTTCAATTAACACGCTTGCAGCTGTATCGGATGCTTGAGCATTTAATTTCAAAATCCCCGCAGGAACAAACACCGTAGATGTTCTTAATACTGGCACTGAAGAAGTACCATCATAACCTGGGTTAATCTGCATAATATCATATATTCCTAAACTTGTAGAAAAGCCGTCATCAGTGATATCATACGGAGGCGCCTCAAACTCCTGAGATTCAACAATAGTCATGACTTCGCCACCAGAAGTACTACCACCTTGACGCAATAGCGCCAAAGGATTGTTATGTCCTTCAATAGTCTCTGAAGAGTTCTCAGGAGTAACAACTTCTTGCCTATCTTGATTATAACTATGGATCATACCAACAGAGGTATAATACTCTGTGCCTAAAGTTGTAGTCACATCCACCTGATTTACACCACAAATGTTTAGATCATAAACATCTACAGCACTAGCACCTTCAGTACCAATTGCACTCTGGGAAAATCCTGGGGCGGCCGCAATTTGAGTGTAAAACCACTCTTGTGTCTGAGTAGATAAATCCCACCCAACCGGGTCTTTAATAGTACCAGATTTCATTGAAGAATCTAAATATGGACGAATGGTTTTTCCATAACGACCCTTTTCTGATTCTGTAACACCAGCTTCAGAGAACATCAAATCCCTGTATGCATGCCATTTTCTAAAAGCATTTCTCATTTTCCAAGTATTTGGTGCGCCACCTAAAGAAATAGAGTTCTGTTCGGTACCGTGTACTTTAACATTACAAATGTAACCTACAACATGACCATCACGATCACTATGTTCGTGATTTATACTGTTCATCCACGATAAATCGCGGCATAAATTATAATATTGGTCTCCGGCAGTTAATCTAGTATACAAAATCGTATTCTGACTCATACTCCAATAGGAGAGGCTAACCCTGTATAAAGATATAGTAATTATTCCTCGTCACAACCACAGCTTCCTAACTCGTGGAGTAGTTGCTGCACCATTAATGCAAATTCAATAATGTCGTCCTGATCGTCTAGTTGTATTGTAATCATAATCACAGGGATAGCACTGTGCATATAAATGCATCCAGCCCCATATTCGCTGGCTTCCCTTATGATTGCAGTCGTAATCATGTCCCGTCTTGCGATTTTTTCACCTCCTTCGGGGTGTCGCTAGACTTACCCACCGGAGGCCATTGGTCTTTAGAGCCTCCGATTAAATGTTTCATAAATTGGTCAATAACCAAACATTCTTTCAAATCGGTGAACTGGATCCTCATAGTGTTCCCACTTACCGTATTTAATATCAAAAAATGTGGGGACGGGCTGGCCTTCCCAAACCAGCTCCGCCTCCGTTGTCTCCTTCGTACGTGCCATGCCGTCCTTAGTAGCCTGGATAGATTTCTTCCGGTCAAAATATGCCCGACGTCTTGTCTTCTGATGCTCTCTGTATTCGGATTTAGTGTAAAACACTCCACCGTCAATTAACTGATCATGTGGAACTGCAAAAGTACAGTCCCAACAATCACAATAAACTCCGTTTACAGGTTCAACTTGAAGTGTGAACTGATTGAACCATACACCTTCGCCTATCCAAGCCACATTTATTCGAGTATGTGTCTTCTACTTAAAGAGCGCTGACACCCTACAGCTCCACATTTACGACTTGCATGTGAATGCGTCTTTGTAAAATGTGATTCTGTTATATGCCCACAACGTGGACACTTGTACTTGACTCCTTTAGGATTGTTCATTTGATTAGTCGACACATCTTCCTACTAAAATCGTATCTATATCCCTTTCTGCATTTAGGTTTACCTTTAACCCAAAACGCACTAATGAATTCATTTGTGCCACCACGCGTCTTCGGTCCTTGCCCAGCTTTGGAAGCTGACGTCGCATCCTGACGTGGTGACTGTTCAACATACATTCTTCTACGAATTATTCCTGTATATCTTGTTGTGCGTACCCTGGTAACAACCGGGGCGCCGCTTGATTGTGGATCCACAGTAGGATTCCACTGAATTAAATCTACTGGATAACGCTCTGATTCAATAGATATTATATCTGCGTCATCATCACTAGATTCTACTGTTACATATGGCATGTTAAACACCCATCATTAATAGGATTGAGTCGGAGTGTATTCCGCCCACACACGACGCAAC